GCTACAAAGTTTTAGGACAAGTGAAAGTTTATATAAAAACTTTCATCTTGGTACATCTATAATGTACTGAATCTCTTTTTGTTACATCAAAAGAGTTACCGGTAGTTAGTGACCGGTTCTTATCCCACCTATAAGGTGTAATAGCCTTTTTGAGAGAGGCCATTAACTTTCGGAATAAGAAGCCGGTATTATGATTAAAAACATTAGCCACGGGTATCAAAGCAAGATGCCAACGGTTGTTTTTAACACCTAATACTTTCCGAGAAGAAAAAAGGTATCCATCTAAAAGCTCACTGGGCGGCCCGAAGATCCGTTTATACCTTTTAGGTATGAACGTTCTTAGGTATTGCCGAGTAGTTTTAAAATGGATCCCCCAAGCCCAGAAGAGATTGCTCTCTAATAAACTAAGAGAATTATGCACGTAAAATAGATCGCGTGCATCCCGAATCCTTCTTTTCAAGAAAACAGGTCTAACATTAAAACCCAAGAACCAATCTGTGCCACAAGATTCACGAAAAGGACCAGATGTGAAGCTCTTATCAGTATTGATGGAAAATCCACAATACTCTAAGGCTTCTATCAGGTCTTTCGCACAATCTGAGGAGATTATAATATCATCTCCATACACGGCATACTCAGAATGGTTCAACTTTCTTCTTCGTACATGCCTAACTAACGAGGCAAATATCAAAGATTCAAGTGCGAAGGTAAACCCATTTCCCATTGACGAAATTTTGTCAAAGGAACACTTTATGCCCTGAAGCTCTCCTTTCGGAGATCTCAGGTCTAAGAGCAAGTTATACCAAGCCGGTGGCAGCAACATTTCACATATCTTAAGTGATATAGTGTCTGACGCGGCCGAGAGATCTATAGTGGCATATAAGCCAGTTTCAGATCCCTTTTTTGCTAATGTTTGGTTCCAATGTTGGTCTGAAAGATCAATATGCCAGCATTTTTGCAAACGCCTTTTTATCAATCTATCAACACCTAATTGGAGGTAAACATTCATTAGCGGCTCAATCGCAATAGTCCGATCAGTAAGAGCGGACTTCGGGACGGTAGTTATACGAGATCCATCAATCACTTTAAAGATCCGACGCCAGAAATCTTCGACGTCTATAGGTGCGTAATAGTTATTGCATCTAGATCTATACCAGTGATCCAATGCCCCAATCCATCGGGGATCATTGGAAATGGCTTCCCTCGCATAGGGAACGGCCGACGCTGTTATGGAATACGGTAGAGATGACCATTTGTAATAACTGGTCGTACATCCTCTATCTGTATCCGATGCAGCCGACATGCCGGGCCCGTGTAACGCGCTTGTCTCCACACGTTCGATATTCGGAACGTCTCCTAAAAGAAATAAGATATCTGCTCTCAATGATTCAATCATCCCACCTAAAATAGGGTGAGCTGTATCGTTCATTGAAAGTAGAGCTTTATGGTTTATTTTATTAAACCGGGCACAAGTACTTTCAGCCATTAAAAATTTATCAATGGCTGTTTTCTTTGTATCTATCCCTTTGAAAGGGTATTTCTTTAAGAAACAACTTAGTTGATACTGTAAGAAGAACGCTAAAGCGTCCGACCTACAGCTTATTTCTCGATTAGTGAGCATACCCTGTGTGCCCAACGACGAGGCCAGTCTAACGATTGCCTTTATGTCCCTATTCCTGATAGCTTGTTTAACGATTCTAAAATCGTTTTGTAAACTATTTGAGATGTTGGAACTAAAGGTGGTCTCATTAGCCGTGGTTTCTAAGTCCGAAACTATTTTCCCAAGTACCTTGAATTCAAAGTTCTTGGGTAGTCGAAGTTTTTCTACTTCAACCTTTTTACCGGGTCGAATATATTGCATATTAAACTCTCGTGAAAATGAAGGTTCAAGGCTATATAATCACATTTAATAAGTGACTTATAATATAACCTAAACAACTTATTGCCAAATCAAACCAAGAAAAATCCATGGTTAGATCTCACGATTCTCTGTGAGCCTGGTAATAAAATCTTCATGATTCACGGCAGCAACGATGCGTTGACGTAAATGCATCGCTTCAGCTGCGGTAAAGCCGATAGGTAAAGAAGCATTAAGCTCAAAGAGGATCGGAGCCACATTAGTAGTGGTTGGATCCACCCCGGGCACTTCAATATCCTGAGTAAATTTCAAAGAGGTTTTATAAACTCCAAGAAAATTACCAGATCGGCTAGGGTCGTTTCGCGTAACCATAAGTTGATTACGGATAGTGGGAGTATTATCAGCACCGACATATAAAGTTCGGTTATTGGTAATCTCATCGAAACGGGTGTAAACTTCATCCACGAATGTAGAATCGTGGGCAACGTCTACGGGTAGTGTAAGTGTGTTATCTAACATATCTTATCTCCTATAATAAGAGGTTGTTTCAATAATCGTCCTTTCTACTTAGAAAGGAAAACCCGGTAGATTGAACGGGCGAGTATTGATAAATCTACAATTTTTAACCAGTCAAGATTTATGTTGACTGACGGATACACATGCATTACAGGATTTGGAATTCTTCTTGTAATGATATGCGTGTGCGATGAACCTCCATAGTCATAGTCTGACGTGGAAGTGTTGACGACTCGATCTACACGATCAAACTCAGAATGAGTTTTGACTGTTGTAAATTTATGTTCTTCAACAATCCAGGAGGACAACGGCGAGAGATTTGATGACGGTTCTAGGGCGGCAATTAAGTCACCTATATTAAGGAACCAATCTATAACAAAACTAAACATAGTTAAGTCATAAATTGATGCCAAGGGTTTGTCAATCCCCAATACGTTAAGAATTCCAAAACCTTCTACGTCGATCTCATAGAGAACGCCCGCACGGTAATTGGATTCACGGCGCCAAACGGAATGTACATTCAGTTTGAGAACTGAAGTATCTCCCCAAGCATCAAAGTCATGAGTCCCAGAGTCTTCGACTCTGTGGAAACCACGTGCTGTATGCCTAGGGGGTTTCCCTTTAACATTAAGTGCCGCGACAACTTGAATAGTATCATATATCAAGGGCCGAACGGCATAACGCATTTCCATCCAGATGTCTGCTCTAGCTTTTGCATACTCTTTTAGTGACATTTTAGTCGCAAGTCGAGTTGCAGCCAGAGTGACTTTCTTTTTGGTAAACTTCTTGCAGATACCAATAAATTTCTGTAATACTTTCATCAGAAATTGTATGGTCTCAGGAAGCTCAGCCAGAGATGCTAACGCTAGCATTTCTGACTCATCTACATTCGCATATGCGGCTGCGATGGCAACATTCCTTTCAGATTCAAAATCTTTAAGGTAATTGTCAACATCTTCAGCTGGATATGTTTTCAGTAGAAACGGATAGCTCGTAGGTAATGGATCAACAAATGAAGCACCACTATGCCATGTCGGCTTAGGGTACCCATCTTGATCATAATCTACTGCAATGACTGTGGGAGAACATATGAAATCATATTTCTCTTTAATCATTGGCTGATTAATAATCTTTCCTTCAGATGAATCTTTCTTGAAGTTGGGATTATTAACGTCCTGCATCGCCTCAAAATTACGGGATTCAGTAAATGAATTCGTACTTGGGGATTGCGGACACCAGGGTTCACTTTTTCCTGTGTATTCGTAATTACAAAAAGTATCACGATCAAAGGTCGAAGCTCCTGATATATCAGTTTTTATCCGTAATCTCGTCATATTTACCTCCGTTTGGAGAGCTTTTTAAAATATGACTACAACCACTACTCACTCTCACAAGAGTGTGATTGGCTTGACAACCTAACTATTAGGCCCTCAAGACTGTCTAAGGTAGTTTAGGAATCTATGATTCCAGGACGCCAGAAATGGCG